GGCCTGAACTCTTTCTTTGGCTTTCCGGCAGAGTTAAGCAGCGGATTGCCTGTGATGTCCTTAACATTATACCGACGCACCGTAACCAGCACTTCACCATCTGCGTTAGTGTAAACGTACTGGGCATCATACGGCGTATTGGCGTTATATTGAGTTTTGATCGGGTTCTCGACAGGGCCGTTATCCCGAACAATTTGTGGCTGAGTGTTGTCCAGATAGTCCGAGAACATCTCCTTGATCTCGCCCATCTTCATGTCTCTGCCGTGCATCAGAATCTTGACGATCCCGCCTACCCCGACGCCGCCATTGAAATCTTGACCACGCATAAAGTTGGGTGACGATGGATCAATGTCGATCTTCATCGACTTGCCAGCATCGCCCAACAGTGAGCCTATGTAGAATGTTTTGCCGTGAATACGACCAGCAGGGAACGTGTCTTGCAGGATGCGAATCTGTTCAGATTTCGGAACTCTGCGAGATATCTCTTCGACTAGATCATGGGCTGACCTACCAGATGTAGTATTGCCAAACCTCACCACACTCATTATATTGTCTCCTATCAAGCATTCAGTTGCCTATGGGGGCGGTTCACGCCGCCCCTCCTTTTTCCCAACAAGTGTTACGAAACTCGCACCACTTACAGAGGTGAAAGTCGTCATTCTGCGCGATACGCGGAAGAATGTCATTACCCCTTGTTGCCTCTAAAATTTGCACAGCCTTATCGCTTGTCTTCTGCGCCAAGTCACCGTCAAACGGTACCAACTCTATGTAGATCTCACTTGTGTTCTTGTTCAGAACCGTAAACACACAAGGGTTCTCAGCTAAATCCATATAAGCTTGGTAGAGCGCGATCTGTGCTGCGTAGACCGAATTGGCCTCCTTCACGCCTTTACGAACAAATTCGTTGAACTTCTTGTCCGATGCGGACTTGCACTCCCACAGCATTGGATATTTGAGGTGTAATGGACCGGCACATATTACACCGTCGATATGACCACGGACTTCGCCATCTGCTGTGTCGAATCCAAATTGTTTGCCATATTTTTCTGTGCGCAGGTCGAATCCAGCATCACGGAAGTACATAATCATCAGGTCTTCGATGGTGTGACCAAGAGCAAATGTTCGTAAAGTCTTCGCAGGAAAGCCTTTGTCCCTATCTTTCTGCTGCCCCATATACCGATATTGAAGTTTACGAGCGCACGGATCACCGAGAGAAGAAGCGCCCAGATACTTACGCTCTGGTTGCTTGCGCTCTTTCTCAATGACAGCCCGATCTAACTCTTTGATGATTGCCGTTGCGTCTTCAGAAGGGGATGTCTTTGGTTTCGGTTCTGGGATGCCCACCGTACCGTTCAAATAATTCTGTAAGGTAAGGTTCGCTGTAGACATCCTCTAGCCCCTTCACGCTCTTGGCGATTAGTATCATGCCAACTACTTCATCTTCGGATAGCTCGTTTAGCTTTTTGCCCCACCCGATCTGCCCTATCGTAGACGCGAAATGTTTCAGTGGATTGTCTCCGACATTTCGTGCGCTCCCATCATGTTCTCCCATTCTTCGCCCTCCTCATTAAATACAACCATCGCGGTTAGATAGTGATCATATTCAGCAATATCGACCACGACAGTCACACACTTAAATTGATCTTCTTTGCCTTCTGTGAAATCGTTCACAGCTTCGATTACTTTGGATTGCACATCCTCCAAATTACTTGGGTCAAGAAAATTCATAAAGCACGAGGTTTGCACCCCGCCCCCCGAATGTTTGTGAAACACGAAAGTAACTTCGCCTCTTGTCATGCTATCTTGTCCATATCATCCATGATGTCGTAGACAATCCGATCTACGAATTGCTTGTTCCACACATAATTCAGCATACAAGCCGCCCTGTACTTAGTCCAAGAGAAGTCAATCGGACTAATCTGTACACCGCGTTGCCCCAAGGCAATGCGTTGTTTGTCGCTCACAGGATCGTTTAACCAGCGCTTTGTTTTCTTGGCAGAATCACTGGATTCATTCTGGCGCATGTAATCATCAGCGGCGGCCATAGCCTGCTTCTTCGTGCCGACAGATATCAACCGCACTCGTGAATTTGTTCGCTTTACGATTGCCATGGATAGCTCATCGACCTCTGCGATCAGAGCAAAACAATTAAACCCAGTGGCTGCGAGACACGCGCCATTACTAAACAAATCTACCCACCTGAATGGAGAGCGCTCCATCAAATCCACTTCGGTCATCTCAAAGCTATCGAGAGGATCAGAGTCTGCCCCCTCAAACATGTGACCACAAAACGGACACTCACGAACGCCAAGTGGCACGATTGATTCACACTCTGGGCAAACCTTTTCTGGCGCGTCGCCAGCCGTCGTATCGCCAGCGCCATCAAGATCAACAGCATCATCCAGTGATCCATGCGTCAGGACAGACGTTCCAAAGTCCATGACAATGCAGTCAGTCTTTACAATGCCGGGAAACTCTTCTTGATCAACTGTGCGCAGACCACGCCCGATCATCTGAACCATTGTGGACTTGTATGAGCATGGCCGTGTCAGCACCACACAGGATACAGGCGGCGCGTCGAACCCTTCGGTTAGGACAGCGACGTTTACCACCACCTGCGTCTCGCCGTGCGCAAGATCGTGCAAAATTTCCTCACGTTCATCAGATGGTGTATTGCCTGTAACGACATGAGCGATAACGCCCTGCCCAACAAACTCTTCGCACACATCTTCTGCGTGACGAATGGTTGAACAAAACACAATGGTCTTACGATCCCCGGCCTTGTCTAACCACTCCTCAACCACGCGCTTGTTGATAGCGCGGCGGTTCATAATCTTTTCGACATCTGCCATGTCAAAGTCAGATGCAGTCTTGCGCACATCACGCAATTCATCTTGCACCCCAACATCCACAACGAATGTTTTGGGCGGTACAAGGAAGCCCTCACGGATCAATGTGGCGATTTCGATCTGGTGGCTACAGTTCGTGAATACGTCCCGCAGACCCTTCTTGTCACCACGGTTGGGGGTAGCGGTAAAGCCAACGACTTGCACCCCCTCATTGGCCTTCTTAGCGGCATTAATGATACGTTGATATGTATCGGCTACAGTGTGATGCGCTTCATCAACGACAATGAGATCAACCTTTGGCATTTGCTCAAGGTTGTTGTGGCGTGAAAGAGTTTGAACCATTGCGAATACTGCGTCGCCGCCCCAATCTTTTTGTGAAGCGTTGACGTAACTTGCGGACAGTTCAGGGTTCACACGTTGAAATTTCGTGGAGTTTTGTGAAACCAACTCGTCACGATGCTGTAGGATCAAAACATCTTTGGATACACCACGGCGCTTGCCCACCAGAGCGGAAAGCATGATTGTCTTTCCGGCTCCAGTGGGGGCGACTACAAGTGTATTGCCATGTTTGTCCAGAGCATCAGCGGCGTCATTGATTGCCACCTCCTGATACGGACGGAGCAACATGTCAGCCTACTCGAAACCTATAGGCCGGCTTCTCATAAGCGCGAACAATTTTGACCCCGCTCTTCTTGAGCAAAGCAATCTCTTGATAGATCGTGCCTTTAGTCTTGCCTGTCTTTGCCACGATCTCAGAAATTGTGGCCCCGCTCCCACGAGAAATCATAAGAAAGGTTTCGCGACAAAACTTAGGGACTATCAACTCTTTGCTGACAAGTTCCATCTTGCCAGCTTCATCTTTCTTGTAAGTAGCCTTCCAATGAGATTTGTTGAAAGCTGGGTTGGTGGGGGGATTTACGGCCCCGGCTCCCCCCTTGCCGAGTTTGACGACCTCACGAGGGTTGCCGCCAAAGAATGACCTAAGAAAGTTTAGCGCGCCCATGTTGGTGTTACCCCCGCTGCATTTGCAGTAGCCGGTGCGCTAGGCGCTGCTGCTGCTTGTGGTGTAGGAGTAGCTGCCGGGGCAACTGCCGTAGCGTCACCTGCAATAAACTCCTGAGAACCGGGAGTCAATACAGTCTTGATTTTGTTCTTGTCTGCGTAACCGTTACTGCCCTTTTCGACGCCGATCTTAAAGCAAATCTGCATGCCATTGAGCATATGCACGCCGTTGATGCTGCCGCGCTTCTGTGCGGCCTCTGGGGAGACATCCTTCATGTCCAGAGCAAAGTGGCTATCTACCATCTTCTTGATGGTTTCGAGGCCAATACGCTTGGCGATAGAAAAGCCATTCTGGTCTGTCTTTGCGCCATCGACAAAGATGTTCTGCCAGACTTTGCGCTTATCATACGGACCACCTACGATGGTCAGTTCGATAGGCATCCATTTGGCACCGCTTTGAGATGACTTAAAGTAAGTGCCGCCGCCGAACTCAGGAAGCTCGTGATCACCACCGCTCAACTTTATAAAAGCACGAGCAACGGTCCCATCGGGGATCAGTTCAAAGTCACGCGGCCCATCGTCAGAATAGGAAACGTTATTAAGATCAAGCATGGTCAGTTTTCTCCTTGTGCAACTGTGACCGTAGATGGATCAACAAACTGCATAGCTTCTGGACGCGGCCCAGACATCTTCTCAAACAGTTTGCCGAGATGAGGTTCTTCGATAGCATCAAGCCTACCGCTCCGATCCTTCGCCGGATAGCCCCATTGATTTAGTGTGTGGCAGACAAAGGCGCGAAACATGTTGCCCTCGTCTGACGTAAGCGTGGCCATCGTGATGACTTCATCAACAATGCCGGGAAGCTCACGGCCTGTCTTTGAACCTTCGATTTGCAGATCATATGTCTGCCTACCATAGTCATCAATCTTCTCATCCAGAATGCCAACAAAGATGACATTCTTTTCACGAATATGTTGAAGATGAGTTAGCCACGCCATCATCTCGCGACCTTGCGCACCGTACACTGCGCGAGTGTCCAGTTTACCTGTGCGATCTGATCTGGCCTCTGGCTGGTTCTGATTGTGCGAGAAGCACAACCGACCAGCGACGGTGATACTATCAATAAAGATGGTATCGTATTTTTCCAGCACGGCGGCTGGGTCACCATACATCTGACACACATACTCATAGTGAGCCTCGCTGTACGGAGCGTCTTCACTCAAAGCGGGGTTCGCGCCACCGAGGAAGCATGCAAAGTCACGGCACTCTTGCCAAGTGCGCGGTCTAATGACATCAACTTCACAGCCCTCGATGGCGGCATCACCAGCTTCCAAGTCCATGAACAAAGTCTTCTCCATGTCCAAGGTACGCACCAGCGATGTCTTCCCCACACCTGACTTACCAGCGACCACAATTTTATGGCCGCGCTTTTCGGCAAGTCTTTCTGCGGCGGAAATAATTTGCATCATATCCTCATTCCCTATCTTCTATGTCCACACTTACACCTGACAGATGTACGGTACGAGCCTCTGATAAGAAGCCGACGATCTCTGGCGGTGCTGCTTTGTATTTGGCTTCTGACACTGTGTACTTCACAGTCGCATAGTGCCGCGCCATATCAGGATCCATTTGATTGAAAGCTTCAATCAGTTTCTCCTGATCCCACTCAACTCGCTTTTTAAAATCGACAGTGATTTTATGTTCGCCAGCGTTGATGGTTGTCTGACCGAAATCCTTACCCTGTTGGGCAAGCTGCATCCGGGCAGTCTCCTCAAACATATCTTGAATGGAATTTTTTACGACCTTGAGTTGCTGCTGAAGGTCGTGGATCTGCATCTTGAGCGTGTCGTGCCGTTCTTTCATGGACGACAGGTCATTGTACAGAGGCATGTCTGCTGAGTTCATGGAACCCTCCTGTTGTGATGGCCGTCAAACCATCTTCAACATAGGGTTGCAATCATCGCCTGTCAACAGTCTTTTTAGAAAGATATAAATTTATTTGATAAACAGCCTTCATCAATTTCTTTTTTATTTTAAAATCAGCAGTTTCAAATCCTTTGGCGTCCTCAACTACTTCTTTTGTGCTGCCATCATCATCAACCATTTTATATCTAAAGTCTGCAATGTACCTGCAAATCTTCTCGCCATTAACGACAATGTCATACTTCACTTGTCTCTCTAAGTCTCGTACAAGCCCACCACGTTCCATAGCTTGCAACTCACCCCAGCGCTGCGCTTCCCACTTGGAGTCAAAGGTGATTCCATCAACTGTAGTTTTCTTCGCTCCATACTTATTGCGTTTATAACGATACATGGTAATATGTGGCTCGTTGTGGGAATCTTTGGGAGATTGTGATGAAACAGGCAAAACAAGTCAAGTCCGTAGGCGTTGATATAGACACATATAACAAGCTGCGCACCATGTCGAAGGAGGAACACAGGACCATTGGCCTACAGATTGCCAAGTTGGTGAAAGAGGCATACGATAAAGATTATGGCAGCAATGTGACGACCATGGGAATAGGATCGACCGCAGGAGGGTAGAATGCCCTACGAATGGATGCTTATTCTTATTACGGCGGTAGCGCCCACAGAATATAATGTGGCTGCGTTATCGCCTTTTGAGAGCTTGGACGAGTGCTACCGGCAGTCAGTGTACATAGATGCTGACATCGAACGCGCCGACAATCAGGAAATGATGTGTATTAAGCTTGATCCTGTAAAGCTCTCATACGGGCCACAAGACGCTTCGCACGATTGGTGACCTGATCATACCAGCGGCTGTCTACCATCTCGTCAGCGGCCCTGTTCCAATCCCTAGCATCTACACCAGCCTTCATGCCCTTGAACTTTGACAGGCGAGGACGGCCCATGTTGAACATCATATTTGCAATGATCAACTGCGCCTCTTCTGGTAGATCGTCAAAGTCTGGGTACAGCACATGACATTCGTCTAGCGTAGACGCAATATCCAAAGCGAACACTTGTCGTACCCGCTCATTGTCTACTGGTGTGCCTACGGGTTGACCGTGTTCTGGATCACCCTCCACCACGAGATGGCCAATCCCAAAAGTAGGTAGGCCGAGGTGATCTAAATAGATTTCAAACTTGCAGCCTTCATCCTCTGCAAGCTCTTCACGGAGCTTATCTTTGTTCATTAGAGTAATCCTGCTGTTGCGCCACGAATACCAAGCGCCCTTGCGATCTCAGGGTTGTTTGTTGCCATCTGACGTAAATCAGTAATTGCTGTGCCAGCGGTTCCACGAGATCCAACCGGTACATTTGTTCCGGTTGCCGGAGCAGCCGGAGATACGGGCGCTATGCTTGGATTCAAGGGCTGCGTGACATCTACAGAGCCTATCCCAGAAGCAGGCGAGGGCGGTGTAGGTGCAAAGTTCTGCGCTGCAAACCGTATTCTTTCATCGGCTGCTCTCGCACCTTCTTCTGCAAGCTGACCGGGTGCTTGGACAAGAGCCGCTGCAATTATTTTTCCAAGACTTGCTTGGCGCTCTTGAGGAGATATACCGTTTTTCAGGTTTGCGTAGTCTCTTGCAACACGTTTGTATATCGGGGCAGAGCTTAGCAACCTTCCTGTAGTTCCTAGTCTGATTAGAGTACCAATATTTTGTAATGGACTTGCCGCAATGTTAGCGGCGATAAGGTCGCCACCCTCTACTGTCCTAGCGTTAAACTCAAGAACTTTGGCAAAGTTGGTCATATCATCGCCCATCTCTTTGCCAAAAATAGCTTGCAGCTTCCCGCCTTTCGACGCTTCGGTCATAGCTTTAGCGAACTTTTTAAGAGCGTCACCCTTGACCATTACGTCTGATCCAAAATCGCTAAGAAGGTTCTGCATGTAAAACGCTTTTACCTGTTCCTTTTGCGAATCATCCAAAACATTCATAATTCCTCTAATGTTAGATGCACTCGCTTTGGGCGTAGCTATTAAACTAGCAGCCTGAATTGTAGCATTTGGATCTCCTCTGGCTATCTGAGTGAAGATTGAATTTTGCTTCAGTTTCAAAGTATCGTCTTGCGCTTTAGCTAGATTCCGTAACGAATCAAGCAAAGCATCTGGCGCTCTGTTAAGAATGGCCCCATCTAGGGCGTTCTTAACGTTTGCCGCAGAGGTTGTGCCGGGTATGGTGGTTTGGCGAATTTGATTAGCCAGATTTTTAATCTCATCGAACTGATCGCCAAAAAGAACCTTGCCTGTATTCCCCAGATCATCAATCGCCATAGAAAAAGATGCGCCCCTAAAGCTAAGAGGGTCATCAGCTTTAGATGCTGTCCGCGCAACAGCACTGCTTAAATATTCTGAAGCCAAGCTCCTACGGAGGTTATTCGCCGCTTCTTCTCCTGAATTTTTTCTCACTACATCAAGGGATCTCTCTAAAACCTTGGGCTGACCGGGCTTGACTAATACTTGAAGGAAATTAGCGTTAGCAGGTATATCCCCTGATTTAATGCCGTCCATGAGGCCGCGAATGCCAACGGCTGATTGCATGTTTTCTATTGCATCTTGGCCTTGACGGAAAAACTTTTTAGCCTCTGGAAGCTCATCAGCAGCTTGCTTGAGAATGGCAAGCCCCTCTGCATCTATAGCCCTTGTAGAAGACAGTCCTGCCGCTTCTATGGCCTGCGGAGACATAGCGTTATCAAGAAGCTTGATCGCATCATCTAGTATTACGCCACCGCCCCGTCCTTTGAATACAAAGGAGGCGTCAAATAATTCTCTGCGAAGATTGTATATCTGACTGAAAGAAGCTTTATTGCCAAGAGCTTGAAAGCCGGAGATAACAGCTTGTGCTGCTGCGGCCTCAGATGAAGCTTTTGGAGCCAAGCCTGCGGCCTGTATGGCTGGCTTATATTCTTTGCTAATTAACTTTGCGCTTTCCTTCAGAACCTTGGTATCAAGTATGGCTTCTTTACCAACGACACTTTTTACGGCGGCATCAACAGAGGC